GAACCAATAAGGAGGATTCGGATTATCAAACGGTAAAGAATGGGACTATCGCAGATAGAGATATTCGATTTGTAAAAAATAATAATGTTATATCTGATATGGTTATATTTACTTCCGAAGATGGTGGTATTTATAACAATTTAAAAAAACTAATAGCAGATGTAAGCGGTTTTATAGCTTTGGATGCTGTTATTGATAATTTTTTTGATATTGTTCCGCAGTTAATATCCAGCCAAACACTAGAAACCGGACGTGTTAATTATACAGATGGGAGTACAACATCAGACGGCTTTCATTATAAAATTTCTTTTAATAAAGGGGAATATAAAAAAATCAAAGTGAGAATATATTCTCCTTATATTGGAGGTGAAACTAATATAGGTTATGCATTTAAATCTTCAGAAGGAACATATATAAGTGGAGGAACGGCAAAATTTTTAGAAGGAAATGCAATGTATTCAATGGAAATAATAGATGTTCCTGATAATGCAGAAATGTTTGTAAACACAGCACCATCGGATAAAAATATACCAGAAGGGATTGTTTTTATAAAAAGCGGATTGATAGAAAGTGTTTTATCAGAAATTGATGCTATAAAAAAAGATGTAGCTATTAATTTAAAATCTGCTGAAAATTTAACCATGGGGTTATCTGCAACTCAAAAAATTGTAGGACTTAAAAAAGCAGTAGAATTATCGTTTGATACAGCTTATCAAATGGTAGAACTTCCATTTCTTATCAATTCAGGAGAAAAAATTTGTCTTTATGGAGATGTATCCACGGTTACTTGTAGAACCAATAAGGAGGATTCGGATTACCAAACAGTAATGAATGGGACTATTGCAGATAGAGATATCAAATTCATAAAAAACGATTCTTCAAAAGGCAATTTAATTATTTATGTAAAAACTGAAAGTCTATTATCAAAATTACCTGTTCATAAGATTATAGATACAGCATTTATTGAAATAGGAGGCTTTTTAACCATAAAGGAAACTAGCAGAAAAGTTGCATTGTTTGATATTAAAAATAAATTTAATGTTAAAATACATATTCCTAAAGATGGTAATAAGTATAGTCTAACCTATGCTTATTCAGAAACGGATTCTTTGAAAAACGGTTCTAAGCTAATACTGCCTGACGAATCTATCATAGGAGAATCTATTGAAAGGACTTTAATAGTTAAAAATACAAATAATTATCATTATGCAATAATTACATTTGATGAATCTAAAACGCCGACAGCCCATTTGGAAGATTTAAATTCACAAATACAATACATAAATAAAAATACTGAAAAAATTTTAGCAATAGAAAAATCTTTAGCAAATAATAAGAGGGCTGATATTGTATACAAAGTAAGACCTGCCAAAATTCTATGGATTGGAAATAGCTTTTCTGATTTATCCACAAATTTATTGGGGCGTTTATTCAAGAAAATTGGTTTTGATATAGTTGTTGGGCTATCTTACCAAGGAGGGGCAACATTAGAATTTTACGATAAAGCTAAAGAATCAGATACATCAAAATCTTTATATTTAAAATATAAAGATGGAGAATGGCTTAACACTATGCAAAATGCTCCAAGTAATACATTGATAGATAAATTAAATGATGAAAATTGGGATATAATATTTTTTCAGCAGGGAAGCGCTTCATCCGGATTATACAGTACATATATACCTTATTTTCAATCATTACAAGAATGGCTTCCTAAGAGAATACAGTCTCTAGGATATAAAGTTGGATGGTTAATGCCTTGGGCTTGGTCGGATAAAAGAATATCTGAGGTAGGTGGGAATTTAGATGGTGGTCTTAATAATGAAGAGATGTATGCTAATATTGCTTCTGCAACTAATCAATTAATTGATAATTTTGGAGATTACATAAACATCTTTTGTCCTTGTGGAACAGCAGTCCAAAACCAGTTTAATTATTATTCTCAAGATGATTTATATGGATCGTCAGGCGATGGCCAACATCCTTTGGATAAAGGATACTATGCGTCTACGTGTACTCTTTTTCATAAAATTGCAGAATATTTATATAACAAAAATCTTAATGATATTGTATGGAGCGAGGAATTAGGAGTTGATAAAGATTTGTTTGACAAAGCTAAGGAGTCGGCAATAAATGCTATTAATAACCCATTTAATAAAACCGACTTGTAGAAACTCCCTGCTGCCTGAGAAGGCATGCAGGAGTTTTTTCATTAAAGCAAATTCTGATACAGTTTATTTGCAATTTCTACAATTCGTAAAGATTGAGATTTTTAGAGATACATTTTTTATTAAGGAACTCTATATAATCTCTACCTTTGTCAGAATCCTTAATATATGGCGTATAAAAATAAGGCTTGACATCATTAGCACCCCTTAAATTATACCATGTTGTCATGTATGCTAATCTAACATCATATTGCATCAGTAACCTTAGATATAGTTGGTTGGTGTAAAAGTTGTCTCGTGATGCGAATTTATTGCCGGTCTCAGGTAGACACGGTATTTTATTTCTTAATTCCGCTGCAATCACAATTCGCCTTATTACAGGCAGAAAACTCTCTATTTTAGAGCCAATATCGGGAGTTATATCTTCGCTCCAGTCAACAGAATCATTAAAATAGATATCCGAACCAACTACGTCCACATATTCATCGCCCGCGTATCTTTCAAAAATGGAATCTTCACCGGATAACGGATTGACACCGGGGTTATATGCCCACAGCACATTAGTACACATTCCATTTATATGCCTAACCATTCTTCTCCAAACTTCCTTATACTCTTCTGATGTACAGTTGTTCCACCACTTAGTCATACTGTAAGCGCATTCATGGAATGGCCTGAATATAATGGGAATTTTGTTACCTTCTTCATCGACAAGAAGGTTAAAAAAGTCTGAGGCTGATCTTAGAAAATCATCAAACCATTTTTTTGCGACACCTCCATCCTTCTCGTTAAGTATCTGATAAAAAGCATTCGGGTATGTGCTGTTGATATGGTCGTATGAACCGTCCCCATAAGGGTTGTTGGCATGGTAGCAAAATGTTATGACTCCTCCGACCTCTTTATAATATTTTTTCACCAAAGAAATAAATGTAAGTTTGTAAAATTCGGCTAATTCATTTTCCCCGGAAAAATGAAAATTCAAATATTTGTTCAAATCCAAGGCCAATACATTACCGAACTTCCCTGCCATGTCATATATACCGCTGTTAAGCGACAAGTCTATTTCATCAAATGCTTTTTCCACCCACACATTATCAACCTTTTTAACATACAAAGGATTGGTTTCCTGATTAGCCCACGGTGTTCCATCATTTCTTATTCCGCAGGTAAAATCTTCTTCTTGCCCATACAGCACATTGTTTGTAAAGGCATTGCGTCTGAGGTTGTAATATAACGCAATAGTTTGCAATGATGCATTTTTGTTGCTGATGTACTGTTTGCAAAACTCTATCTTGTCGTTTACGCTCTCTTGGGCTTGCAATTTATCTTTAACCGACAAGGCTTCACCGCTTCTGTTTATATTCTGAGATGTTATGTATGCGTATATGTAAGGACTGTTAGTTATATCGTAACATGGCACCTTACAGCTTTTTTTGAAAGAATACATTCCATCTTTAATGCTATTTAAATCTAATAGAGCGTACCCGTACCCCCCTGCATCGGGACCTCCACTATCCTCAACGAATTTAACGAGTGTTCTCTTACTGGCGGGTATCATCTCCCGTATAAATGATACTTGATTACCATCCTTATCTATGGCAAGCGAAATCGTATTGTCACTTATTTTTAAATACCTTAAACCGATGTTATCCTGCTCTGTCTTTCTGACGTAATAAAATTCCTTGATTATTTCACCAAGTAGGTAATCATTAAAGTATAAGCCTCCATTGATATCCTCATTCTGAATCTTATATGACAATTCGCGCATTTCTACGAATAGCTTATCATCCTGTGAAACCTGAGAATTGTCAAAACCTACATAGACGGTAAGTGAGGCAATAGGCTTCTTATAATACAGGCAAACAGGTGCATCCAGCACGAATTGGAATGATTCGGTACTACCGTCGCTAAATCCTATTGTGTAGTACAAACCTGTGACAGGGATATTTTTTTTGCTACCTTGCGAATCTGCTATGTACATTAACAGTTTACTTGTGTTATCCATTACATACGGCAATTGAAACGTTTTTTTAAAAAAGAAATAGCCACTTTCTTTTTGAATGGAATCAGAAATAACTGTCGAACCTTCTCTTATAACATCCATTTCCTTAGACATTATCTTTTGCATGTTAATTGTTTCAGATAATGTTATATTTTGGGAAAGGGCATATAAGTAAGGAGAATTCTTTATATTGTAAGCTGTTTTTTCAATTCTTGCTTTGGTTGCAAAATTGGAATTTTCCGGCAAGGCCGACCAGTTAACAACTAATTTGACAGTAATCTTTTCTTCGTTAATAGAGCCGCTAAACTCAAGGTAGTTATCTTCTGCATAATTATTTGAAAAGAAATCTATAACGTTACCATCTTCATCGCATATTGCAACCTGCCAATACTTAGTATCAGGATTGGACTGACCACTTGACGAACGTCTGATTTGTTTCACGAATAGTTTTTTTGTTGTTCCTTCAATGTAAAATTCTTTAATAAAAGAGGAATAAAATTTGTTTTCAACAAAAAACGGAACTTCCACAAAAAACCATTTTTGACGGTTGGTAAAACCTCCGCCTTGATACTCCCATGTTTCGATCTCCCCGGTCACTCCCACAAACGACACCTTCAATCCATTCCTCCTAAGTCCTACGGGAACTTTATCTATGGCTGTTTCCAACGTATATCTGTTACCGCCTTGGATATTATCGGCAGTAACACCGCCGGTCGGATAGACCACGGATACATTTATCTCGTTTATGAGTGCGTCTATCGAAGTGCCTGTTCCGGGATGTTTAACTGCATCAGTGGTTGTAGCAGGATAAATAGTCTGTCCACCTTTAATGAGCTTGTATATTTTAGCCATATAATTCTATTATTATAGCCTAAGTTCCGCAAGAACTTGAAAACAAATCTGAGAATGAATCAGATAGGGTTAATTAAAAAAACGGGTAGAATAAAAGATGTTTTTTAAAAGATTCTACTTGTTTTCTACTATATACCTGTTTTTGCTATTTTTTTTAGAGAAAAGGTTTGAAACACAAATGTGATTTTTTATCTTTGCAGATGTATAAAACCAAGAGCTTGTAGCGGATTAATTTCCGTTACAGGCTCTTTTTTATTGTCATGTCCTGATAATGGATTTCGATGCTTTGGCAACGATGGCTCAATCTGTAGGAAAATCTTTGAAGTGTGTATTTATAATCAGATAAACAATAGACGGAATGGAATTAAATGACTGGTTGGCTATAATCGGGGCTTTCGGGGGATTGGAGGCTGTCCGCTGGGGTGTCACGTTTTGGGTAAACCGCAAGACGAACGCGCGGAAGGAGGATGCGTCCGCCGATTCAATGGAGGATGAGAACGAGCGTAAACAGGTTGATTGGCTGGAAGAACGTATCGCCCAGCGTGACGCCAAGATTGATGCGTTATACGTTGAACTTCGTAACGAACAGTCTGATAAGCTGACATGGATTCATAAGTGTCATGAGCTGGAACTACAATTGAAAGATGCCGAGCACAACCGTTGTGACAGGCCTGACAGCGAATGTGGCCGTCGTATTCCACCACGCAGAGCTACATTAATTAAAGATAAGGAGGAAAAGAAGAATGGCTGACGTAAGAAAACTTGCACCGTTTATCCTAAAGTGGGAAGGCGGTTTTGTAAATGACCCTGACGATTTGGGAGGGGCTACCAATATGGGTGTGACTATCGGAACCTATGAGGCATATTGCCGAAAGAAAGGATATTCCAAGCCTACAGTTGAAAGATTGAAAAATCTCACGAAAGAGGAATGGACGGAAATCTTGAAAACCATGTACTGGGACAGATGGAAGGCTGATTTGATACAGAATCAGTCTGTAGCAAATATTCTTGTGGACTGGGTGTGGGCATCCGGTGTTCATGGCATTAAGATTCCTCAACGCCTGCTTGGTGTTACGGAGGATGGCATTGTAGGTCCCAAGACCATTGCTTCGGTAAATGCCAAGAACCCGCGTGAGTTGTTCGACATGATTAAGATTGCCCGGTTCGACTTTATTGAGGATATATGTCGGAAACGCCCTGCGAACAACAAATTCAAGAGAGGGTGGATGAACCGTATAAATGATATCTCTTATGTTGGTTAGGGTTATGAACTTGGTAAGCCGGCATATATTGCCGGTTTCCTTTATGTGTTGTCTGTTCCTGCTGCTATCATGTGGCAGCTCGCATAAGGCTGTCAAATCCGACACAGAGATTATACTGAAGGATAATACACGTGAATCAGTCAACATCGTACATGGTTCTACAACTTCTTTAAGAGAGTTGATAACCACTAATGGCAGCTATGTGATTGATTTCCGTATCTATGATACAGGAAAACCACCTGACCGCCTGACCGGGGAACCTCCGTTACTGGCTGACGGACATGTGGAAGGTGATTTCAGCAAGAATAAAAAGAAGGAAACTGCAACCGAAGACAGTACGGAGGTGAAAGCTGACAAGGAAACCACTTCCACCAAACATGAGGAAACCAAGACTGAAGGGGTAAAGGAGAAAAAAGAATCCACGCTGCTTAAACAAATAGGTTTTGCCTGTGTTTGTGTAACCGTTTTGCTTGTTGTCACGTTGGTGGTACGAAAACATTGGCGCAACAGATAAGTTTCATCATAAGACTTTAAATTTATAAATTGGGCTGCTCCGGCTTGCGAAAGTCGGGGCATTTTTATATGTTTGCTGCAAAATGAAGTATTTATGAAAAACATTGTTAAAGAATATATTGCGAAATGCAATAAGAATCATCGCTACCTGTCATGGGAACATTGTTATGAAGCCTTTGGTAATCCTAATAATTCAATAGACTATTTGGCTTTGCATTTGGCTTTCTATCTTGCTAGCTGGGGAATGTACAGGGGGTCCACTGAGTTACTACAAAAAGATTATAAAATTCATATTCCAGTAGTAGAATATATAAAGCCATTAGCCTTAAGACGTGATTGCGTAATTGAAGCAGATAAAGCACAAGAGGTTATGAATGAAGTTAAAAATAGATATGAAAATATTGCTATAAAAGCTTCAAGAACACTGCAAACAAAGGTCTTGTTGGGTACATTGGGATGTATTCCGGCTTTTGACCGTTTTTTTGTAGATGGATGGAAACTGAAAGAAGAGTCTATACCCACCATTAGCTCTGTCTATGAATTTGCAAAAAATCATGTGAGAGATATAGAAGAGTGTCAATTGATGATTGATAGAAACATGCAGTATCCTCCAATGAAGATTGTAGATATGTACTTTTGGCAATTAGGATATGATAAATCCCAAAAGAGAAAACCTAAGGCGAGATCGTAATTCAAACTGTGTCAATCCTTAACAAGTCTGATTATCTCAAATTTTACTTTCGGATAAATATCTGAATATCAGATGAATTCAGAGTAGTATTAAACTAAGAAATAATAAACTAAAGGTTTGAACAGTTCTATTTACATAGCACCTAAGGCAGCCCAATAAGCTGCCTTATTTCTTATCCTTTCATCATCATAATATCTGCTTTCATCTGTATATAGTCCTCGTATTGTTTTAAATCTGATTAAAATTCCATTATCTTTGCAGCGGCATAGAATATCCTTCTTCACAAAGGATATAAAGTGTGCAATTCTTGTGTTATCCAAATTATATTTATGTATAATCTGCTGATAAACAGATGTATAAATAGTAAATTTATAGCTTATGGGGAAGTATGACAAACATACAGGAGGATTTACTTCCTGATAAAATAGATTAAGAACAAAATGGTATCTCAAGGTATTTATTCAATCATTTTATTGATTTTTTCGAATGTGTTCATGACTTTTGCATGGTATGGGCATTTAAAGATGAAACAGGAATTCAGTTGGTTTGCGGCACTTCCATTGATTGGCGTGATTGCTTTTAGTTGGGCGGTTGCTTTTTTTGAGTATAATAAAACGGAAAAACCCA